GTTTCTTCCACCATCGCACCGGACAGGCGACTATGAGGGGACAACGCCGCGCTCCGTTAACGCGGTAAACCCCGGTGTGTATCGTTTTTGATTATCCCCGCACACTCGCGCAGAGGAGTCTCCCGGTCGGGCTGCGGTCTCTGTTAATGCGGGGATACGGCGACAATACCGCGCATCAGCAAAACTTATTTCAGGCACTGAGTGCGGATATATTCCTGCGCCACTTCCAGCTGCTTCTGCATCAGCATCAACCGCTCTCTGAGAGTGAAATAATCCCGTTCAGCGGTGTCTGCCAGTCGGGGGCCGGTTGCATTATCCACGCCGGAGGTGGTGGGGGCTTCACGCACGGTACCGGGGCAGGTGGCGTTGATCCGCAGGCGCTTACGACCAGCGGCAACGTCAGCGCGCAGAGTTTCATTTTCAGCTCTCGCATCGGCTAATTCCCTCGAGTATCTGGCATCAAGTGCAGCAACATCACGCTGGCGCTGCTGCATATCAGTAATGGTTGCATTTGCCTGCTCCAGCTCACTGACTTTTTTATCGCGCTGCTCTTTGTAGGTTATGGCGTTATCACGGTAATGATTCAGCCCCAGACTAAGCGCACCACAGGCCACCAGCAGGGCAATGATGACCACGCACAGTACGCGGTTCATTTCACCACCAGCGTATCTGACCGATGAAATAACCGGAGGCCATAATCACAAACACCAGCCAGATAAGAATGAACTTCCAGGTGGATAATTTTTCAGCCATCACTCGAATCTCCCGAATCAGTTTGCTAAAATCAAACACACTTTCTCCTTTGACTTTTCCAGAGTCAGGAAACACAAAACCCCGCTTGCAGCCAACAAACGGGGTTTTTACTTTTATTCACTTAGTTTTTGTCAGTTCGCAGGATTTCGTGTTATCCGTCCGTGTAAGCAAACCGCATTTTTCAGCAAAATATTCTGCTTATCTGTCGATACCCCAGCACGCCAGCGCGCTCTCCTGGTCACGACGGGATACCTGACCGTAGCAGTTGTTTGAACGAATACGGCAGTCTCTGCCACCGTCCTTAATCCACCAGCGAATCGCCTCACACGCTCCCCTGCGATCACCTGCATTAATTCGTTTATAAAACGTCGACGGGAAACACTTACCGGGACCAATGTTGTACGGACAGAATGACGCGATCCCCGCTTTCTGGGGTTCGCTCAATGGCACTTTGATGTTTTTCTCCACCCATGCCAGCGCCTTATCACGCTCAATGGCGTTAACCCGGTCGCATTTTTCCTTCGACAACTTCATGCCCGGAACGACAGGTTTGCCATCCACCAGGATGGCACCGCGGCAGATGGTCCAGATACCCGCGCCATCACGGTATGCCGTGGTGTGGTTACCTTCCTTTTCATCCAGAAACTGGTCGAGAATGTCAGGCGCAGGCGCACCAGCGGCAATCAGCGCCAGAACGGCAGCCGACAGGCCGTATCTGATTTTTGCGTTCATGGATATTTATCAGGATTTATCGGTTTCTGAGCCCTGGATATGTTTATCAGTTCCAGCCTGTTGCCTCAGGCTGCTAACAGGTCAATACAATCATGAGGATTATTTATGGACAATAACACCATTTCTCTACAGGAGTTGCTCGACAGCATTTCCAGGCTTCGGGAAGACGTGAATACCCTTACCGTCGCCTTCTCATATCTGGCATTCTCAATTCCAAGGGAACAGATGCAATCAACGCTGGCATCAATCCAGTTTGAATCATGCAATCCCAAATGGTCTCAGGAACAACAAGACTCTTTCAGGCGGCTTGCTGTATTACTGGATGAAAAATATGCTGGTAAAATTACCATTTCGGCGGACTCTTCAGAGAACCCGTAATTATTCCCGGTAGTTTTCCTCTGTAGGTTATCAACACATCCTGCGCCTCTAAAATTACGGGGCGCTTTTCCGGCGACTGCTCATCCCCTTCACATAACCCGGCAGCAACATCCAGGAAGACCTGTCTGATGCTCCTTCTGGCTGCTGCCTCATAAAACTCCAGCGCGGCACCTTCAACACGGTCCAGCGAGATGTCCAGGTCTAAAATTTCACCGTCAAAGCGTTTTTTGTCCCGTAACGCTAAAGTTACCGTAACTTTATTCTCAAAATTGCGGATCCCTTTCACAATCAGTTCATAGTTTTGAGTCATTGAATTACTCTCCCCGTGCAGCCTTACGCTTATCTTCTTTAATCTTGAAATAAAGATTTGTCAGATACGTCAACAGGCCAAACACCAGACTACCCAGCACACCTATTGCTGCCCACTGTGAGGGCGTGACTCTATCGAGCAACTGTAAAAACCAGTAGCCAGCACTGCCTGCGGAGGTGCCATAGGCGACACCTGTTGTTAACTTATCCATGGATTTCATAACCCCCACCTCGCAGATGCGGGCGCTGTGTAATGGAAACAAAAAATGGCCACCAGCGGCCCGTAAAAAACACCCCGTCAAAGACACCCGCAGATGCCTTTTGTGTGGTGTTATCTGATGCGATGTACGCCGGACGTGGCGCGGATATGAAAAAGGCCCGCCGTAGCGAGCCATAAAGAAACAAAATTCTGAATAAAAAAACCGCCTAGTACGGCGGATAAAATGATCAAAAGAACCCGTTATTCGTTATAATAAATAAAAAACCATCAACATGGCGACTCGACTCAAGAAACGAATTTACTAACTTAAATGTTATTTGCGTTTATTGACAGGTAATATAGAATTAGCAGCATCTTTCTCTCTCTCTTGGAACGAGTTATGTCTTTTAACCATATCAGGACCAATGAGACTATAAATTACTGTCAACAGTTGCCATAAAGTTAAAAAAACCAAAATGGCATATGACGCGCCCCTAAAAATGTCCTTGTGATCTATAAAAAACGGTATCTGTTTTACTAATGGCGCAACAACGCCAATAATTAAAACTGATGCTAAAATAGCAGTAGAATGTACAATTGGTGTAAATAACCTTGTAATCCCACTGCCATTAGATTCACTCGCTGAACTGCCACCTCTAAATGATTTTTTTAATCGTTCAGGATAGATTATCGCAAACCAAGCTCCCACAACTGCAAAGATAATGGATGCTGTAGTTCGCAGGGCCTCATAAAGAGGCCACTGGGATGAGAAGGGAACATTCTTCCCAAAATAGGCAGAAAAAATCAGAACGACCATAAGAAAAATTCCACCTAAGATTTTCATCTACATTCCCGCCTCGCGTAATATGAGCTCCCTTTTGCCTACAAGTTCAGAAAGAAGAGATTCCGAGGACACAAACTCGGCGTCCTGTCGCTCCAAATTCAAGTGGAATTTGGTTCGTGCTAATGAACGACTGAGCCAATATGTCGTTGGATCTCCTTTAAATACAAAACCATAATCACAAGAGTTTGTATCGCTATGTTTATTCCAATCATCAATCATCCCCTCGATGTCATCAATATCAACATTCGGAGAAAGTTCATATCTAATTTTTGTTGAGGTATTTGCAGTTTGTGGATGGCTAATATTCATATTAATCAATAGTTTTTGCCACAGGCTAAACTCGTCAGGTTTTGACACATCAAGTTCAACAACCTTTTCAATTTTAGAAACAATATTAGCATTCTGCCTAATAACTTCATGTTTACCAGGATTTCTTACTAAACCAGCTACGAACTGTGGATAGTGTTTTTTCTTTGGCAGCACATCATCTGTTGGGTTAATTTTATAGCCCTTGATAACCACCTCATGCGTGCCATCTTCCTTCTCCACACTTTCCGCCACAACGTGGCTTGATGACTGTTTTAAAAAATGATAGAGATAGCATTGCATCGCCTTCTGTCCCGTCAAAGCATGGTTAAACTTGATGCTAGCCACTAAATCCATGGATGGAATAAACCAAAAGTAAGTAGCAAAACCAGGAATACTTCCCTTCTGGATTGAATTAAGTATTACTGTTGGGTCCGTACCAAATTCTGTATCTTCCTGAACCGATGGAACACTTTGATCTGTAGAAGGAACCTCATTCCAGAGCAACAAAACCACATTGTCACCAGCACGTTTCATATCCAGAAGATAAGCAGGTAAAACCTCATCATTTGCTTCATATGTCTTTGTCTGTTTGAGTTTTTTCCCTTCTGCCCATAAAGCAAGATCTGTGAGCAACTCGTCACAACCACCAAATGCAGGGCTTACAACACCGTAACGGTAGTAACCACATTTTTGAATTTTATAGAACGTAATCGTTACAGTTTCAGAAACCATAAACTCTTATCCAAATGAAGTAGGGAAGAGTCTAATTTAATACCAATTCATTTAAAGTGGTTACTGGTTATTTGATCATATTGATAGTGTACAAACATACAGTATCATATCCACATCCTGCATCAAAGCAGGAATCACCTATTGTTAGATACCATACATACTGTTTTTACGATCAACAAAAGCCCACTCGGAGGCGGGCTGTAAAAATTCCTCTAACGTCAGGCATAAAACGCCCATCGTTAGGGCGAATTTAACACAGATTCGGGAAAAATCAACGATACTATCGCGTTACCCTCTTTAACTGCCGCTCCGCCCATGCCTCTTCAATGTCAAACCGAACCACCAACGTATCGTAAAAGCGTTTCACTGATTTTTTCCACGTATCAAGCGTGATAGCACTCGTCACTTTGCGTATGGCATTAAATGCCTCCGTTGATGGCAGTCTTTCATAGCCACGACCGCCACAACGCCGGCAGTCCCTGATAACAGGCATACCCCGTTTTTCTGACTCTTCACGATGAATGGCAACACCACGCCCACGGCAGTCTTTACAGGCAGTGGAAATCTCTCCCTTCCCTTTACATTCAGGACAGGAAACTTTCACCACCTCCCGGATTTTTTTCCATTCTTCCCAATAAGACGGATACACGCCTTTTGTGCACTTTGCCCATACTGGCGGCTTACCATCCGGATACTGAACCTTGTTTGTAAAAACTTCGCTTTCAATAAATTTTTCCCCACGGCAACAAGGACACTGCTTTTTACTCGCTGCACTGCGGGCATAATCTTCAAACGCATACGTAGCCATAATGCGCATCACTACCGGTTTTATTTCTGCCGGAAGTTTTCTCAACGCCGCCACACGATCGCACCGACTGAGTGCATAATCTGCCAGTAATTCTGTTGCCCGCGCCCTGTCATTCATACTGATGCCCATTTTCCCAAGGAACGCAGAAAACCCCATCTCAGCCCGATTCTGTGTCATGCCCTGCGCGGCCATCACATCAGTGATACTCAGCGCATCTTTCGACGTTGAGGCCGATGCATCAGTCAGGCCGGGGGATTTTGGGGAGTAGTATTTCGGTAAATCTTCCAGTTTCATTTTTTGACCTGCCCTTCAAGCATTATGGGGTAAATCTTCACGCCCAGTCGCCCCCCAGGAACGCGCTGACCGCGCACAATATTGATTTCATCAAACTGCTCGTCGTCTATGAGAAGTCCGGCATGCGTCAGCGCATCCAGTGGTGCTTTCAGAATATTGTCCAGGTCGCGACGACGCTTATCCGGTGGCTCTGCAATCACCTTTATCGCCAGCCTTCCGGACAGGCTTAATTTCAGCCGCTGCTGGCGAACAATAAGCGCCACAGCCCGGCGATAACGCTTTCCCTCCTCCGAGATAAAATATGTGCTGCCACGGCGTCGCCAGTAAGTGTTCACCGTCGGCGGGTAAGGTAAAACCAAATCTATGAGCATCAGTCACCTCTTTTACCCAAGCACGCCAGTTGCAAAGGCGTGATCAAGAAAACGAAAAATTAAATCAACCTGAGAACCATGCTTTTCTTCGAACGCCAGCGGATCCGCATGAAGCTCGTTGTGATGCTCCCGACACAGCGGTAGCGTGAAAATATCGTGAGATTTTGTCCCCATTCCGCCCTGACCATGACCAATCAGGTGATGGGGATCGTCGGCTGGCTTACCACAACACGCACACGGCTGTGTCTTCACCCAGCGTGTGTATTTCTCGTTAACCCAGCGGCGACGTTTAGGTCGTTTCATGAAAGATTCCGGAGACTCAGGATCAACGGCAATGCTGACCACCGTCTCTTCCTGTGGCGGGTTTTGCTGGTGGGCGTGAGGCAGCGGCGCAAGATTTTTTGTGCGCTGCTTCAGTATGCTGGTGGCGGTCTGCTCTCCCGGTACGATGTCGCTTTCACGGTACATTGAGCGGATTTTTTCCGCACGCAACCCCAGCGAACGACGTAATACCGCTTCCGGTAGCGCGTCCGCCACCTGATTGCGGACCGCCCACCAGGATAATTCAGCCAGCGATAATTCCCGTTCCTGCGAGCCATTCATTGCATGGCGTATGACGTCAATCATCCATGCAGACAGGTTTTGGTGAGCAAGTTGCCCGAGTGATTCGGAGGTCTGGTCGCGCAGCTGGTTGTCGCAGTGCCAGCACAACACCATTGCGCCGGTACCATAACGGTGAATGACGGTTTCACTGTGGTGATAATCGCCGTGTGGCCACTGGCAGGATTTAACATGGCGCAGTAACCAGTCAGACAATGCGCCAGCGCCACCAGCAGCACGATTCACTCGTTCGTCGCTGAAAAATGGCAGTAATGATTTATCCTCCGCCAGCGGCTGGCGAACGGCAGGAACGACCCCGGACGACAGATTACGCATGCTTTTCGGTTCCGGCTCCACCAGTACCCGGGTATTGTGGAATACCGGCATGGATTCACGGCCCGGCTTAACGATCACCAGCCCGAGTTCCGGTACCAGAACAGGTCGAAGTAATACCCGCACGTTACCTCCAGATGCGTTGCTGGAATGTGCGGGACGGACGCGGTGGGCGTTCAGAGTAAGGAAGCCTGACGGAGATTATCCAGTGACGATAATCGAGGCTGAGGGCTTTCTTAATCTCGTATCCGTGTCTGCGGTAGCACTGAATTAGCCATTCAGCTTGTTCTTCAGTACATGGGGGATGCTGGTACCAATCAGATTTGAATGTGCGGGAACGCCGCCCGTGCCTGCTGGCAAAGACAGCTGAATTATCAGAATTGTGTGATTTGGTATTGTGCGCCATCGTCTTTCTCTGCTGGCGCAGCAGGTGCCAGTTGTTCAGGCTGGCCTGTAGATTGTAAACCAGAATACGTAAAACAAAAAACCCGCCGAAGCGGGTTATGCCTAGTGAATTTTGCCTCTAAGAGTTCGGTAAGATTGTAGTGAAACAACATCACCACTTCCTGGCAGTTCATGAACCGCAGGAAGATCATCTCCTACTAACTCATAAAAAATGTCCACTTCTATATCCATTTCATCAGCTATACGCTGTGGGTCGTATCCTAACTCTTCAAATAAAAACGATAAAGCCCGACGGAATAACTCAGGACGCTCATGAGGGATTAGATAATCTTCTTTTTCATCAATAGCTTCCCCTTTCCGTTTCAACCCCATAAATGCAGTTCTGTACTGCTCATCAGTCAAAAGTCCTAATTGATGAGCCCTGTAAACAATGGCAGCCTTACTTACTTTCCATGTCAACTTAAATTGGCTTAGTCCCTGCCAATTTATCCTCCCCCCCACAGGTCTTGGAAAATATTTCGCCATCGACGTTCTGGGAAGCAACAGAGCAGAGGCAAAACGGTTTGCCTGGGATTCAGTTAATCTATCCCCAGTAGAAATTCCTTCATGAAGAATCAAATGGGCAACCTCATGAGCAATATCAAAGCGTTGCCTACAAGGTGAATTTTTAGCTGTATTTCGAACAATAAAAGGCCTTCGCAGAGGAACAGACAGTGCATCTACTTCATCCGAAACGGAGTCAAATGAAGTAACAAACGCCCCAAGTTTCTCGGCAAGGCGAGTCATATTTTCAATTGGGCCAAAGCCTAAGCCCCACTCAATACGACATTTTTCTGCCGCTCGCTCGATATCTTCTTGTGTATGGACACGAAATTCAGGAAATCGAACAGGTGACAAATTAAGGTTATCTTCAAATACATCAATAAAACGACGATAAAACTCAGCCTTAGCGAGTGTTGATAGCTTCGTTGACATCCTTGTCGAGGCGCGTTTACGAAAATGTACAATCTCTTCATTAACAGGAGAATGTTCCTGCCCTTCGAAAAAGGCGGGCTTCACGCGCAAAACCTCGGCTAATTTATTTATAAGCTCTGGGGATGGAGTAGCTGAACCAGACTCCAGTCGCTGTACATACTGGCGTGTTTTTTCAACCTTCTCAGCAACCTGCTCCAGAGATAGCTCGTGATACAGACGAGCAAGTCTTAAATTAGTACCGTTAAACACATTTCACCCACTATTTGCTATTTTGTTTCTTTTCCTTCTCAGTCTTAGACGCACTGATAGGTTCTAGTTCGATAGGTACCGGTGCTGGAGGTACATCATCGACAGAGTTCAGCATAACAACACGGTCCGCACCATATGTCCAAGTTGACACGATCTCACCAAACACGTTATAGCCATTAAAAATGACTCTACCACCCTCGCCTTCAAATTCAGGCTTTTCAACCACAAAGCGATGCATAGTTGGAGTAGTCTCCTCTGACTCAAAGAGTCGATCAGCATCATTTCTTTTGAAAAAACCGCGTTTCTTGGGGTTATCTGCGTCATCAGTAAAGAAACGAATAGGGACATTCCCAATTGAAAACGTAAGATCCATGCCAGGATTAAGTAGTCTTAACCAGTCATATGTCTTTCGTACGCACATTTGTAGCAACGCCTGCCGCTGACGCCCAAATGTACAACCACCACGAGTGTAATTATCATCATAGGGCGATGACAATAACTCATGAGTAATATCCTGTATCCTGAGCAACTCCTCAGCTATAATGGTTAAACGCTCCTCTGTTAACTCAGGAAAGAACTCCCAAGGGAATGGATGGTTCTGCATAGACACTTCTCCGCCTAATCCGTGCAAAAAACGACTTTTGTCAACCAAGATATTGGTGCATATTCATAATTTTGTCAACCAATAAAAAACCCGCCGAAGCGGGTTAAGTGCGGGTGCGTTGAGGATGCCTGACACATCAGAGGTGGCGAGGGATTTCTCCCTCGCCTGGTCTCTTACTCCTCAGGTTCGTAAGCTGTGAAGACAGCGACCTCCGTCTGGCCGGTTCGGATTCGTACCTCGCAGAGGTCTTTCCTCGTTACCAGTGCCGTCACAATGACGGTTAAACAGATGACGATCAGGGCGATTAGCATCGCCTTTTGCTGCTTCATAGCCTGCTTCTCCTTGCCTTTCGGCACGTAAGAGGCTAACCTACGTGTGTAGAGCATAGATATGGCCTCAGATTAATGTTAAGCGTCTTGCCGGACGCGTAATGTTAACTGGGGCTTTTCTCTATCTGCCTTTTGGTGTTCATGCCTGAGACAGATAGCCTCAAGCACCCGCTGCAATTCTACTTAACTCTCCTTTTCCCGCAAACCGTTTTTATCCCCAGCGGCAAATCGAATACACCACCAGCGCCACCGCCATCGCAATTCCTACCGTTGTTAATGCTTCAGGCCAGGTCATCGTAAAATATCCTCCACGCTTATCAGTCCGTTCCGCTCCAGATAACTCATCGCCTTATCCGGTAATTTGCAGTCTGGCTTCGCTTTCCTCAGTTGCCAGGTTAACTGCTTTACCAGCATGGTTAACTCATCGACCAGACGCTGATATCCCACTGGTTTGTATTCATGCAATTTACCGGCTGGCTCTGCTGCCAGCGATACCAGTGCGATTTCCAGAACAGCAATATCCATCTTATATGTGCGGATGATGTCATGGTCGATTGTGCCCGGTATGCACAGTCTCTGTGCTTCAATAGTCTCCTCTGCGTGAGCTATTAACTGCTCTCTGGTAAAAGTCGTCATGCCGTAGCCCCTTCTTGATATTTTTCAAACCAGAACACAACCGGCTCTGCTTCCAGCGATGCCAGCGCAATCCGTGCCAGTTCCATTTGTTCACCACGGGTAAGCCCGTTTTCAAGCGGGTTTTTAATGAACAATTCAATACGTTCTTTGGTAATAGTGGTCATGTGTTACTCCTTAACCCGCAGTGCTTTCAACTGATGAGGGGAACAAAATCTTTTCATCAAACCCTGCATTCATATCATGGACAGCAACACACCAATCCATTGACGAACGATTATCAAGAGCCTCCATGATTTCATCCATGCGGCGCAGGTCATACAGGTAAATGCTTTTATCGCCAATGGTGTAAAAACCAATTTTTTTCGGTGATGGACAGCGATCAAGAACGTCCTGTAATTCGTTCAACCATGCCTGTTCTTTTTTTGTCAAAGTTGCCATATCAGTTTTCCTTATACGGATTAATTTTATTGTGCAGTGTGTTGAACGGAGCCCATACCACGTCGTTATACAATTCAATAACTGGCTCAATTATTTTTCCGATTCCCCATACCAGAATTAACGGGGATATCGGTATCATCAACACGATAAACAGAATGAGAAACAAAAATTCTGTCGCTCTACTTTTTCGCGGATATTCTTTTCTGAATAATGTAGGCACATCACTCTCCTTTGTTGCTCCTCAAAATTTTATGCCCTGGCGCAAAAGCACGCGTTTTGTCGGCACTTATTCGCCACCCATCTTTACGTGCCTCTTTTGCACAGCCAGCCCATGACGTACCGATATACTCACCAAAATCTGGCGACTGATATTTGCCATCCGTACACTGGCGGCAATCACAATAGAGATGCATGGTATAACTTGCGGCAATACCCATTCAGCCTCCTTTGATGCCCGTGTTTACAACCAGGCAGGCCTCCTTGAGTACCCAGTCAATAGCGTCTTTCCATGCTCCGGTTTCAACTGGCGGATCCTCACGCCGTACCTGTTCATAAAAGCGCACAGCTTTAACCAGTCCTTCTGATGTCACCGAAGCTGGCGGGGCCGTGAATAACGCCTGAATTTCATAGTTTGGTCTGTCGTTACAATCCTCTTTTGTCGGGACATATTTCCAGTCACCAACCCACTGCTTCCCCTGAAAGTCTGTAACGCCTTTTTTCACGTAGCGATATCGCCATGCCACTGGTTTTGCCTGCCCTGCCTTTTCATGCCCTTCCTGATAATTAATCTCGCTCATTCATCGCCCCACTCATCACAATATGCTTCGACCGGTGTTTTCCCTGCTTCATAATCATCACGCCATGCTTCAGCATCAGCGGCACTTCCACCGCGTAACTCTGCATAATCCATTAACAGTTCATGCCATTCTTCAAAACTGGCGTTATATTTAGTTGAACCAAAATCAGCCATTTTGTTCTTCCTCTTCGTCTTTTATTTCGTGGTATGAGTAATTGCAGTAGTTAAAGAAAATATCTTTAGCTTCATCCTGTATTTCATCTGGTGTTGCATCATCATCCACTTCGAATTCATCCTCGAAATCTCCACCGGCTATTCCCGTTTCAATAATTATTTTGAATTTTCGCATTTCACTACCGCCCTTTCGGACGGCCTCCTGATGTTCTGAGGGTGCAGGAATCCCTCCGGTTAAGGATTTAATAAAAATCGTTTCTGATTTAAATCTTCAGTATTTAGTTGTTAGTCGGTTTATAGCCTTTATGCTTCGGCCTTATTTCTCAGCCATACACAAACCGGGCCATCTTCGGTGTCATGTATTGAACCAATAAACCATCCATTGCCCTCTGGTCGTTCCGGTTCCCATGCAGAAATATCAGCATCACACGCATCAAGGTCAGCACATCCTTCATCTCTGAAGCAGAGGACGTATTGAAGATTATTTTCCTCCATCCAGGCGTTAAACTCTTCCGTTGAAATATATTCCCGACCGTCACAGAATTTTTCATATTCAGGATGCGTCCAGTAGCCATATTCATCACGTACTACTGGTATTTCTTTAATTTCATTCATTTCTGTTCTCCCACGTTTTCAGACTTTCACCACAGAACGGACAAAATGAAACCCGAACTGGTAATTTAGAAAATTCACCGGAACGCAACATCACAAAATCAGGACCGCGAGTTAAACTCTCATTCCAGATTTTGTATATCAGCAGACCTTTTCGCATCGTGTATTCAGCATCACGCTCAAGGGACTTTGCCAGTGCTGCACATGGTTCTATCTTGTTGCCATTAACCTGGCATTTTGATTCACTCACCGCACCACCTCCTCAAAATTCCCCTGATAAAACGCCAGTACACGCTGCATAGCTTCACTCTTCCGGCACTCGCGACAGATTATATTCAGGCGCCTGTCGTAGCGACGTATTTCTCCGTCAGGTAATGACCAGATAAGGTCCGGATCAACCGCAGATGGTTTCTTCAGCTTTGCCCTTGAGAGCTTTTTACGGGCATTTTGCCAGTCCTTACGCGCCTGTTCAGACGGGAATAACCCGTAACCAGAGTTGTATACATCGCCACTGGCAACCAGCTCTCTGGCCAGAACGCTCATCAGATATCTTGTTGCCCCAGTTTTAGCTTCCAGTTGTCGTAACGTCTCGCGCCCACTCTGGCGTACGAGTTCAAGA